TATCTGGAGTCCATGCGGTGAAGGGCATCTTAGGGCGCGCTACCATGTGGTCGGCCTCACGCTATGAGATGAAACACCACGGGATATGTTGTCCTTCTTTAGACGAAGATAAGACTGAGTTTCCAAGGTAGCCTGGGTCTCTGCTTGCTCGGTATCTTTGATGTAACGTGCATAAAGTTGGCTCAAGGCTCTGCTTCTAATCAAAGGCTCTGCTTCAGTAGTCCAGAAGTTTTCAAGGGTTCCCACAAGGGTCCAAGTCAAAGCATTATCAGTCGTAGTCGAGTTAAGCGTAGTCGCCCAAGTCGGGGCGGAACTTCCAGACTGTCCGCCACCACCTGCTGATACCTGCTGGATATTGTTGTTTGAATCCACCACGTAAGCATTAGCCGCATAAGTAGTATTAGCAGCCCAAGCGGTTGTCTGGCCGAATACCAAAGGAAGCTGATTCACCTGTCCGTAGACGGTTATGGTTCCAGACCCAAGCGTTGGGGGATAGAATCTAAACTCGTTACTCTGATAAGCAAAATACTGAGGATAGGAATTAAAGTTAGCCAAGCCGAAGTCTATGGCCTGGATATATTCAAACGTCCTGGGAAGGATAGGGTATTGATAGTTTCCAGAGTTGTAGGAAGCTATCGCGGAACTGATAGAACGGAACGTAACATCAACAGCATAAAGGCGTTGACCGGCTACTGTGGAAGTAGACCAAGAGCCTTCCGTCCCCCAAAACTCGCGGGAGGCATAGAAAAGGATAGCCGAATTAATCTCCAACTGAATCTGAGAGGTCAGGTCAGTACGGCTTAATTCGTCTGCAATCCTAGAGGCTAGGTCGTTGCAGGTCGTCGTGGGTGTGTAGCTTGCCACAGAAACGCCTATGTGCGCCTAGATTCTTGAAAACCCCGCCACAGTCAGGACACTTGCCCTTGATAGTGACGGGGACCTGATTCTCTAGAACATCGGGCCCAGCCTCCACGGCGAGGGCCCTCTGTCTGTTTACCAAGCGTCTACGGCTCACGAGTTGCTATTCGCGCTCATGGTGTAGATGACGCCCATACGTACCGTACCCGTGGTAAGACCAGAGGTAGGCGCAGTGGTCACTTTCATGACCAACTGCTGGTCCGTAGTAGACGTGTAGTTAACAACACCGCTGGTATTCGCCCTCTGGATGCCACCAGTCGAAGACCGGCCGATAGTCGCACCAGAGATGAACAGAGACGGTGAAGCGCTTGTACCGGCAGCGATTACGATACCGGTGGTGGTGTCCAGCGGGTCCACGTCCAGATAAACATCGAGTAGACGTGAGTTGGCCGGAAGGTTTAGGAAAGCCACCGTGTCGTTAACGACAAAGGCAGCGGTGATGGCGTAGGAGCAGACTTCGATGATTGCCCCCGGAATATTAGTCCGGGTCTGGATACCAGAGCCCACGCCGCTCGCTGTAAATGCAGTAGCCATAAATTACTCCTTAGTGAGCAGCAGCGTAGGAAGTCATCACCATGGTGCTGAAATCCTGCGAGTTAAACACCAGCTTCTTGATTCCGAACAAGGAACCCGAAGCCACCCCGAACATATTCCCATAGTCAAAAAGTTCTTCATCCCATGTCAGACGCTCCGGTGCATTGTCTCTACCGAACCCGATAGCACACGCCTGAGCGCCGCAAAGGACGGCTCTACGAGTGTTTGAGATTGCAGTCGAAGACGTGACACCCTGAGTGATACGGTTTGCCTTGTGGAGTACAACGCCGTTGTATTCACCAAGCGCACCCGTATAGATGGGGTTGTTTGATACCTGACCGCCGGTAGCGGCAGCCTTCTGGATATCGAGCCACTGACCCGTGTTGGAATTGGTACGGAGGTCGGTAACCTGATAGTCGTGAAGGAACGCCACGTACTTCGCTTCACCCTTAATCATGATAGGGCGAATCATCGGGCTGTTCGTACCCGCATGTTCCACCGCAGAGTCGATAAGGGCCAGAGTGAAAGTATCGGTAGAGGTCAGAGTGGCATCCGTGGCCTTAGAACCGGCGCGGATGATGTTGTTGGAAGTAGCGTCAGTAGGTGAATTGTTACCAGTGTAAGCAGTGTTGGTCTGCGGGGTATAGCCGCAAATCTGGTTGAAGAAGCTGGTATCGAAACGTCCAGCCCACCAATCCTGCAATCCAAGCCGCGCTTCCTCTCGAATGTCGAAAGTCACGCGCTGCTGGGAAAGACGCCCACCACACTGCACGGCGTGGCGGAGCTGGTTGATAGCAAGCTGGTCTGAGTAGGTAGTGAGGGCTTCCTCGTTCCCTTCCAACACACCGTCGCCCTGGATGCCTGCACCGGCAAGCTGGACGCGCAGCCCGACAGTGATTGAATCACCGGCGGATTTCTGTGCGTTGTCGAGAATCTGGATTACGCTTGAGGTGTCGTTGCCCATGAACCTGGACCACCAGGTCATCTTCAGGGCTTCGACAGAGAGTTTTCGTGCCCACAGTTTAACCGTCAGGTTATTACTGGAGCTGTAAGTAGTCTGTGCCATAAATCCTCCGTTAATAGAAATGGGTTGCGGCAGTGCGTCTGCCTTACGACCCATCCACTAACGGGGGATGTTCCGAAACGCCTTTACGGGAGGCGGCCCGAGAGTTAGCTTGCGACTAGGTATTGAGCCTAGATTTCGGCTTGCGCCGCGTTCTCATTAAACTATCGCAGAGGCTAGATTTATTCTACACCAATATTCACCATATGCAAGGGTATGCGCATTTAAACGTATTTACCCTTCATCTTAGGAACTAGCTTGTCAAAAGCCTTACTAAACTCTTCATCCGACATATCTTCGGCAGCTCCGGCAAGGTCGGCAAGGGTATTAATCTCGGTAGGAGCGCCACCGGAAGACTTTCCGACACCCCTGGCGGCTTCCTGGCCCCTGGAAATCGTCTTAACCTTATCGTCTAGGTCCGGAATTGTCTTTTGAGCTGCCACAATATCAGCCTTATAACCCTTGGCTTGGGCGTATTTATAAACAAGTTCAGCAGGATTTGTAGGGATTCCCTGACTGGACTTTTGCATGGCTAATTGGATTATTTCAGCCGTATCCTTTTCAATCATCTGCTGTCTTTCATTGGGGTTAAGGCCAATAGCCTCAAGTTCCTTTTCTCTCTGCTGGCGGGCAAATTCCATAGCTTTAGGATAGTCAGGTACGGTCTGTGTATAACTATTGGCCTGACTCTGCGCCCATCCCAAAACCTGATTAGCCCTATTAGCAGCATCCCTCGCCTGAGCCTCGGCCTGTCTCCATTGCTGTAATTCTTGGGTAGTCTGTTGGACATTTCCAAGGACATGATTGATATATCCAAATGGGTCTGAATTGGGGTCGGGAGCGGAAGTCTGTTCCGCCTGAGTCAGGGTTTTGGCCTTTTCACGGACTAAGGCCAGCATTTCAGTAAGTTGCTGTTGTTGTTGGGAAGCCAATTGCTGGGCAGCCTGACGGGAACGACGTTCCTCCATCAATTCAGCAAGGGGCACCATCTTCCCGTCTACGTTTACCTGGACTTCACCATCTGCCTTGGGAGGTTCCTTGGATTCGACTTTAGCGGGTTCCGGCTGTTCCGTTTTGACTACGGTAACAGGCTCAGTGGTTGGAACCTCGGCCTCAATCTTCTCAGCTTCGACAAGTGCCGGAGGGGCTTCTTTACCCCCCGTCTCAAAATACTTGTCCATCTGGGCCTGAGTGATTTCCGGCTCTGCGCTCATTTATTCGGTCCTTTCGTGGTAAGTGTGGCACGGGTCTTCATTACATTACCCGCATGTTGAACGTTGGTCTTGTGAATATCAGCAGCAGTCTTGAGGTTTTCTGCGCCTACTTTACTCATATCTACATGAGCCTTAAGAACACCTAGCATCTGGTCTGTAGCCTGTTTAGTCGCGGCAGCATGGGCTTGAACGACTCCCAAGATAGCGTCTGTATGGGCCTTTAGCTGGTCTAGGTATTGGTCGTTTCCTAGCCCCTGGGCCTTTTGGATGTTCAACATGGCTGTGGATTCAGCCTGTTTACCCTGAGCCAATGTTGCCTGTACTTTCGCATCTAGCAAAGGATTAGGCGGAGGCGGTTGCTGGGAAGCCTGAATAATCGCCTGTGAAATATCGGAAGATAGGGAAGTCGGTAAGGGGGAGTATTGAACCATCTTCGCGCCAAGCTGCGGAGGGATGCTAACTCCCAAATCCTTAAGCTGCGGCATGATTCCAGTAAGGATAGCCCATGTACGTTCCTTGACATTAGGGGCCGTGGGAGCTTCGTCCACCACTACATCATATTCACCTAAAGTTTTGTCACGGATAAGAGGAATGTATTGCATCCCCTCCTGTCCGGTCACACGAATCAACCGTCCGTCACTGATGTAATTCTGAATAAAATACATCAGGACACAGCCCTGTTCGCGTCTGTAACGCTTTAGACCATCAAACAGATAGGCAAGGATATTGATACCTGCCTGTTTTCTCATTCCCTCCAAAACACCTGTAGCGTCCGGAGTGGTAAGCCCCATGATGGCTTCGTTAACACCACCAGCAGCAGGGATACTGGAAACAGCAAACTCCATCATCTGGTTAATTTGAGTGGGGAAAGCTGGGGGATTTCTCTGCTGTATCTTCCCCTGACTTAGCGCGCCAGGGTTGACCCAAAGTACACCCTTAGGACTAGCCCAGTTGTCCTCAAACTCTCTGACATTTTCAACAGCATCCGTCTCCACCATGGGAGCGCCCTTGGCGTTGCTGTTGAGAATATCCAGGGACTGGCTGAAGAACTTATTAGCCCACCTCTGCGGGTCTTTCATAGCACGAACTATGCCGTAAAAGCATTTATTCGTGCGGTCGTACTTAGCTGTAATAGCCTTGTAAGTAGGGCCGTCAGGATATGGGGATTTCTTGTCTTCAAGCAGGACAAGTCCTGAGTAGAAACAGCGATACCAGCAGTTCTTTTTCTGCTCAAGACTTTTGATGCCTGCCATATCCAGCAGAGGCTTCATCCTCTTATAGGTCTTTGCGTCTACCTCAGTAAGCTGTCCGGTAGATACATCAGGTATGCGATAGACAGGCTCTTTGATGCAGTATTGATACTCGATGACCTTAACCATTCCGGTAAGAGGGGTGTTATCTCCCTTAGTGTTGGCTTGGTCACCGTGATAATAAGCCGCAGCAACGCGGTCGATAGGCTCAACACCTTCACCCGCATCCCGCATCGTGGCCGTTTCGTAATCGTGTTCACCCCACTGAGCTACAGCGTCAGTACGAGGCATTATCTTTACGCGCCAGAGCTTCTTTAGGTCTTTGAGATTCTTCTTTCTCGCTGAAGCGTCGTAATACATCTCGAAGTTGTCTACGCGCTCAATCTCAATCATGCCATCTAGGTCTGTCTCGTAATCGAGACAAGTATTCGTCCATCCGATACCCGCGATAGCAGCATCAAGGAATGAGGCTGACTCTTCGTCTCCGGCGTCACATTCATCCCTGACCCACTCAGCAGCGGCCGTAAGTACTTCGTTTACGCCTGCCTTACCGATGGTACGGGGGAAAAACTTAACCTCTTGGCGGTTGTTAATCTCCTGACCTGATACAGCGTCAACGATTGGCCCGACACGGTTAAAAGTGATTACAGGGCGCTGTTCCTCGGTAAGTTTATCTATGTCGTTCTGGTCCCATTGGTTACCAGCTACGAAATCATAGTCTTCCCTGGCGTTATCGCGCCATTTACGCTGCTGTCGTTTGGCTTCCTGTAGTCCTTTATTGGACTGGAGTATTAACGAATCTACTTCGCTGGAAACGCCGTCTTCACCGGGGTAGATTGCAATGTCGGGATTAGCCATTTAGGTTCTCGAATTTCTGACAATGCTCACAATAGCGCCATATTTCTGCTCATCACTATGTCCACAATAGAACCATTGGTGAACACCAATATTGCAGAATAGCTGAGACAGAATTCGCTTCACGCGCCCATCCATGAGCCGTTAGAGCGGGCTCCGTAATGATGCCTAGACGGTGTTCTATGAGTCTTTAGGGTAACTGCACGGGTTCGCATGGCATCTGACGCATGTGAAGACCAATCGTGTTCAGGATGGGATTTAAACACCTTATTCCTATCGTCGTATTCTTTGTGGTAATTCTTGAGGGCGAGAATACCATGTTTGCATTTAACTTCGTCAAACCAAGCGTTAACTAGGAGTGACCTAACAGCCTCTATTCCGTCATCAATGGATAGTTTTGGGGCTACATTGAATTTAATCCCCAAGGCAGCAGCGGTCTCAATCCTGGATTTACCAGACCCTAGTTCCCTTACAGCAATATCGTGAGGGGCGTTATGGGTTGTGTATGTGTAAGGCTTGGATTGTAGATATTTAGCGTAGTGCGGCAGTCCTTCACCGTTCATTTCGTAGTAGTCAATAAACCGCACTTCCTTGCCTACGGTCTGACTGAACCAGATTGAGGTTGAATCACCCATACCTAGGTCCCAAGAGGTTTCAACGCCTACAGAGGGCTCCCAGGGGACGACAGTGATGCGTTTGTCTTCTACGGCCTTTTCTATCAGGTGGCCGTAATATGAGCCTGAACGGGGGGCATTAAACGAGCAGTAGTATTCCTGCTGTATTAGATCTTCCGGCATCCCAGCTTGTCTGGATTCGTCAATCACAGCCTCGGAGACTGCGCCTGTATCTTTTACGGTGAGTATTTGGCTGAACCAACGGTTATTGGCTTTAGCCATTTCATAGAGTTCCCAGCCGTGATTATTGCCACGGGGGGTGTAATTGAAGAGAGCCCAGCCGCCGTTTTCATCAAGTATCGGACGGATTAAATCCCATGCTTCCGGGTTCTGTAGGCTGTATTCGCTGAAGACAACCCCGATGGGGTTTGTACCCATGAGGCTGTCGATGTTATCTGACCCTACGACCTGGATAACCGACCCATTCTTGAGACGTATCATCATCTCCTGGTTAAGGATGGTCTCTCTGATTTCAGGGGGGCAATGGTCGATAAACCTAAACCCATCCTTATCCATGCCGTTCCAGATAATCTTCTTACCTTGGGCGTAACTGGGCAGAATGTAAAAATACGTCCCTACTCTTTCAAGGGACTTTTTAACCATGATGTTAAAGGCTGTCTTGTCTTTCCCAGCTCTTCGGTGCCATACACAGACAGCTCTTTTAATACCTGAATCCAATGCTTGTAGGATGGGTAATTGATAGTTTCTTGGGTCGTAGTTATGCGGGATTGTCAGGCTTGGCATACGTTACCAGTTGGATTTTAAGCGGTTCACCGGCCCCGTCTGTAAGCATTACCTGCTGTGCTGCCTTACCTTCGATACGGTCAGCTATTTCCTTAATAGCTGGCATATTCCCATCCAGGGCTTCGTCTACGAGCTTTTCGGCAATATCTGTAAGGGTTTCCCATTGGTCTTTACCCTTGCGCTTTAATGCAGCCTGCACGGCTAGCTGGAACCGTTTGCCATCTGCTCTATTTGTGCTTCCTGGAGCTGCGGCCATTAGTTTAAATAACCTACTGAATCACTAGGGTATTATCCTGTCCTAGACCTGCGTTTAAGCACCTTATTGGCCTTGGCTTTAATCTTTGCGGCAGAGGCTGGCGAGAGGTTGCCTTTGTTTACTTGCTGGGTTGCGCGAGCTTTTGCGTTCGCAGCGTGACTTTTATCCGGCATGGGATATTTATGCTGTCCTGGCAAGCCAAACTCATTAGCCGGAATCAGCTTCCGCTGTCGTTCCGTTAACTTACCCATTACTTTGCCTTGCGGACGGTATAAGTCTTGGTAGCGGCGCTGTCGCTGGAGCCGGGTTCGCTTCCGCCCTTTACGCTAGACATGCCAGTGACAGACTGACCGGGAGTACCGGCTTCGTTAGCGAAAGACTGGGATTTATTTCGCTCGGACATGAAAGCAGAGCCACCGGCAACCTTCATAGGTTTACCCGTGGGGCGATTAAAGGACTTGTATGCACCGGCCATAGGAATCTCCAGGTTAGGTAAATTGATTATATGCGGATATATACGGTTTGCAAGTGGCTAAATACCTTCCATCTTCCTGAAATTCTTCCAAGCCTGAGACTTTGAAAAGCCTTGTCTAGCTTGGGTTCTACCATAGTTCCAAGCGCCTGCCCGGTCATCCCGGTTATAGGGAGCCTGGATTTGGGCGGGGCCTCTTGAGCCCCAGTGGTCGTGCCCTTCCCTTATACAGCGTTTATAGGTTTCAGGTGCGAACCTCATATGGTATATTCTAGCATATATGCCGCTCATTCAAATCTCGCCGAAGACTGCTGAGGCTGAGAAACTACGTCAAAAAGGTCTCTACGAGGCCGCCATTCCTTTATTCAGGGAAGCTATCAGGGAAGACGATAATAATGTAACTGCTTGGGCGGGATTGGGTTTTTCGTGTTGGAAGATGAACCAAATACCTGAGGCAGAGATAGCTTTTCGAGTATGTCTCGGTCTAAACCCCATCCATGATCTTTCGTTATTTACCTTCATCGAAATGCTCATGTCATGCGAGAAACTGGGACTCGCGGATGGTCTAATAAAACATGCCGAGAAACACTTTGGGGAGATTCCTGCTGTCTGGATAGCTAAAGGGAACATGGCGATCAAAAGGCATCAGCCTAAGCTAGCCGAGAAACAGTTTAAGAAGATTCTAGGGAAGCTCCCAAGGGAGGGTGCTACTTGGATGAGTCTTGGTTCAGCAAAGATGCACCAGCATCAGTTTAAAGAAGCTCTTGAGTATTATCGAAAAGCCGTCTTCTATGAACCCCAGCCTGATTATATCTTCAATCTCGGACTAGCTGAATTGCTTACCGGCGATTATGAGAACGGCTATAAGCATTACGAAGCTTCCGCCGTTGCTTATCCTCACAAATATTACACTCGTCTACCGAAAGAGAAACAGTGGAAAGGACAGGATTGTAAGAAGCTCCTGATTGTCCATGCTCACGGTCTTGGAGACCTTATTTTCCTCTCCCGCTTCTTTAGTCAGTTACCTCCATTCGTCCTTGAAGTGGAATGGTGGCAGGAGTGTTTGTTTAAAGGGATTGAGACTTCTAAGAGATTCTACACGGGAGAATATGATTATTGGATAGGAGAAGATTCTATCGCGGGTGTTTTGAACGCTAGAGCGTGCCCTCCTGTGGATTTGTTCGGTGTTACCGAAGACGAAAAGGCAAAGGCGCGTGAACTACTGGGCGACAAGCCCGCGATTTCATTTACTTGGAGAGGAAATCCTACCTATCGAAACGATTTAGATCGCTCAATAGATTTGAAACTGTTTAAAGATGTTATCGAAAGTCATCCAGAATATCAATTCGTGAATGTCAGTAATGAAGACTTCTCTAAAGAGATTTCTGAATCAGGTTTACCAGTCAGACAGATTCAAGGCGATCTAAGACAATCTCTTGCGATTATCTCCCAATGCAAAAAGGTTCTGTCTGTTGATACGGCTCATTGTCACATGGGCGGAACGATGGGGATAGAAACTCTAATGCTTA